TCTGCAGCTGAGGCCCCTTGCCGCGGCCCCGGCTACTTAAGCGGCCCGACTTGGTCCCGTGGATCAGATAGTCCGCTCGATATCTACCAGTCTCGTCCGTCTGCAGGTTCAGGAACCCGCTCAACATCGTGCGACGTTCCCTAACATCTAAGACCTTCTTGAACGTGCTAGCGTGCTGAGAGTCCTGGTAAGCCAGCTTGCGAAGGGTATCCTCATCAGTAGCCGGCATTCCTGTCTTGGTAAGCTTGAGCTTTGGCAGCTGCAATTCATCATGCAAGAGTCGCCTAAGATCAAGGGGACTCCTGACGTTGATCTCGAAACCGACTTCTTGCTCAAGTTGCAGCTGTAGATATTCCCGCTCGAGGTCCATGCGCTTCTTGGTTGCTTCCAGGGCCGGCTTGTCAATTACAAATCCCTCCGACTGCATCTGCATGATCGGTCTTATCAAACTCATTACGTGTTCATGGAAGTATTTGGTTTGACCGTGCTTCTCAAGTTCTTTGGCGAGACCTAGGTAGCACTCGTAGGTACACGCAGCATCTTTGCAGTTATACCTCCACCGATCCGTGCTAACCTCGTGCTTGTAATACGGCTCCTCTGTATAGATCGAGACGATGAACCCTAGGTCGTGGTCGAACTCCGGGTAGAGGAGGTGGTGCGCGAGCATGGTATCAAACGCAATCTTCGGAAAGCTGAACCCGTACCTCTCAAGCCTCGTAACATCGAACTGAATGTTCTGTCCGATGATCCCTCTCGTGCGAAAGAGATTGTCGAGCCTACGCCAGATGTACGCAAGCTCTGTAACAGACAGGCGACCTCCTCTAAATGGGATGCAGATTGCCCGGGAGGGATCGTCACTGATACCGATACAGTCAGGGACGTCGAACCCGATTGTTTCAATGTCCACCGAAAGAGGGTCGCCAAGGCTGTCGAGATAGCTAACAGCTTCGTCAAGGGTGGGGTCGATCGTGAACGTGCGCGCAGGCGTACGGATACCTGGAGTCCATGCTTCACGACGCGCTCTCCTTAGATCATGCTCGATGATGTAGGTGACGGGAAACTCACGGAGTGCGTGGGCAGTATGATAAGTACCCAGGACTTTTCGACCGGGCACCAGAGTACATGGGAGTACAGACCCCCTCCAGTTCTCGATCGACGTCTTGCCTGTGAGAGCGTAAAGTGCTTGTGCTCCGATAGCGACGAAGAGGTTAGCCGAGGTGACTTTAAGTTCATCCCGCAAAGCAGGCAGGACCGAGTCAATCTCTGCAGGCGTCGGCACCGAGTTGAAGTCGCTAAAGTCTTTACGGACGTTCGTGACATACATCTCGCTCCGCGACAACCCGAATAGACGCCAAAGAAGTTCGCCCGACGGGCCCGAGAAGGGTTTACCTGAATAGACCTCATCCGAGCCCGGTCGGGCGCCGACGACAGCTATCTGACCGGCTATCGTTCCGCTAGGAGGTACGAACCGGCCATGCAGTTTGCTTGGCATCGGATTGCGTTGAACAGTTCACTCGGTGCTATCAGGGCTAGGGTCAGAAGAATCAACTTCTGCTTCGACGTCAGTTTCTGCCTGACTTGCCAGATCACGCGCAACGCGATCCACCGCAGAGCGCCAGAAGTCCTGATGTTTCTCGATCCCGATGAACCTACATCCCAGCTGAGCCGCAGCAACCAGCGTACTTCCAGATCCCGCGAAGGGATCGAGTATGACTTCACCCTTGACGGCGCTCGCTTCGACGAGGTGTCGCATGAGCGCGACGGGCTTCTCAACGCTGTGGATCTTCTTCGACACGGTGTCATACTTGAGCACATTGAAGGGCTGCGGCTTGACCAAGATGCGGCCGCGGTTCACCCAGAAGCATGGCTCGTAGGTGTAGATCCAGGTCCTCGTTGGATCCCCAATGCCCGTGGTCTGCTTGAGCCATATGAGTGGTGTCTCCTCGCATACACCGAAGTGCTTGCGTAGCATCAGGAAGACGGGCTCATACCTGGTCATGTGGAAGAAAATGTACGCGTGCCCATCGGGCTTGAGCAGCCGGGCCGCGTGCATGAAAGTTTCGTCAAGCATGTCCATGATCGTCTTGGGATCGTCGTCGTACATAGCGCCCTGGCTCTCAGCGAACTTGCTCGAGCTTACTGCAGCGCCTTCCTTGTACAGCCCTATCCCGTAGGGAGGATCCGTGACGATGAGGTCCACACTCTCAGCAGGCAACTGTCGCAGAACATCACGTGCGTCTGCATGGTAGAAAAGGCCAATGCCTTTCCAGACTGCTTTCCTGATCGCCTGTCGCAGAAATGTAGGGGCCTCTCCTTCTTCTTCTGGTTCCTCGTCGTCTTGAGTAAAGGAACCGTGATCGTCAGCCTGCTTCCGCTTGGCAAGCTCGGACCGCAGTGCCGTCTCCTTGAGTCGCCGGTATCGTTTGAAGGCACTGGACTTCGTCTTCTCCTCGATCAGTTCAGGGTATTCCTTCAGCGCTTTGGCCAGGGCCAGGTCCATCGAGATCGAGCCCGTGGCTCGGTCTAGCTCCCGCGCCGCTTCTTCAATGCCGCACCCGCCATCCGTTGCGATGGCCGAGCCTTTCTCGCCATACCTTTCCTGCTTGGCGGCGTAGAGTTTGTAAAGGCCGACCACTTCCTCCTGCCATTCAAGATCCTTACGACGTAGATTTTCTTCCAGTTCGAGTTCCTGGCGTGTGATCGCATCCAACGCCTCCATGCGCCGGTACGCAATATCATTCCAGCCGAGCTGCTTGGCTGCCAAGATGCGCCGGTGGCCAGCGATCAAGTTGTTCTCGTTGTCTAGCACGATGGGAGTCATCAGCCCGAACCGCGCAAGCGAGTTGGCGAGCGTGTCGATGTCGCCAAAGTACTTACGCATCCGGTTGCCGACGTTGATCTCTGTGATCTGTATGAGGTCGTCAGGCATCGCGCTTGCTCCGCTTCTCCCAGGGCCGCTCCTGCAAGAGGTCCCCGAGCTTGGCAAACGTCGCTGCCATCTGCTTGGGAGTTGGGAACATATCCAACGAGGTATTGATCATGTCCTCGTCCTCGGCCTCGATGCCCTGGTGCAACTCGTGGGCCGCGTCGGCAATCGTGGCGAGTTCGTCGCTGACCTTGTTGCTGAGCTTCACCGCTTTGCTATTCATCATCACCTCCGCTGAGAGCCCCGACAGCCTAGGGAGGGACAAGCCGGGGGCGGCCTGTTAGTATTGACTGCCGGGGCTCTCACGTCTGACTAGCTGGCCTTGGAGTACGGCGGAGACACGGACGCGCGGATCAAGCTAGGATCGTTGCGGTCCGGCTCGTGCACAACGGTGACGAAGACCTCCTTACCAGGGAAGTCCTCCAGATGGAACCCCTTGGCGCCGGCCTCGATCTGCGCGGCCTTCATGAACCGCTTCATGTTCCACAGCGCATTGGGATGGAACGAGAGCGTCAGGAACAGGATGCGGCGCTGGAACTTGTCCTCGACGTCCAGCGGGTTGAGCCGAACGTCGATGTAAGGATACTCGCTACCCTCCTTGTGCTTGCGCTCAGCCGACTTGACGCGGCATAAGCGAAGGCCCGCCGGGATGGGATCGCTCCCATCATCGACTTCATCCAGGTTGATGTTGATGAAATCCTGATCGCCCATACAACCTCCTGTGGCGTGCTATCGCACGCCCGTAAGGGCCGGCGTACCGGCCGTGTAAACGGCCTCAATGCGAGCACCAGTGCTAACGAGGTAGCTGAATGCCGGTCCGGCGGGAAGGTACAGCAAGCGTCTCGCCAGCAACGGCGCACAACGTACAATCCGCGAATCACGAACAATGACACCACACACGTAACGCGGATGTACGACTCGGTAGAGGTACTCATCGGTAAACGCTGGAGTCAATGGTCACCTCGGGATCTAGCGCGATAGACGTGCGGGCTGCGATTCCGTTAGCAGTCACAGTCTGCATCTTGTACTTGCCTGAGCGCTCGCGGCCGCTGAGGTAGTACGCTTCCGTGAAGTACCTAACGAGGTTGTCGCCCATCTGTCCTGCTATGCTGGGTCGTACAGTCTCGACGCGCGTGTCCTCGTCGGTCCGACGCTTCTCGTGACAGATGACGATGCGATCGCACGGCAGATTCAGGAACCCGTTCAGGTACTCGGACACGCCGGCGAGGTAGATACCCCAGAGTCTTTCTGTCATGAACGAGACGCGATGCGTGTACATGAGTAAGCGCTGCCAGTGTTCGGCAACGCTCGTGAGGGTGTCGAGGACGACGCAATCGTAATCAAGCCCCTCGGGTGTCTTGGCCTGGCGCAAGAGTTCATTCGTGATTGCTACCAAGCGCTCATACCCCTGAGGCTTCTTCGCAGGAATGGTGCCAGCCTGCACGTTCTTGGGATCTGGACTCCAAGGTATCTCGATGCGCTCAGGGTTCCCGAGTGTCTCGTTCGGGGTCCACACGCTGATAGCATCGAGGCCCTTGAGTTCGCCCATCTCATGTAGCTTTTGGTCTGCATCTAGCCAGAGCTTGCGCTTGCCTGGATGCATGGTTGCGAGGGTAGTCTTGCCGCTGCCAGGTGGCCCGTAGAATAGGTAGCTACGGGTCGCGCCGACGCGGGCGTCCTTAGCCTGTTGGATCTTCTCGATCTCACTCATCGGAATCCTTCCGTGGTTCCCAGGGCACGACCTCGTAGGCAGTCTGCTTCAGGTGGGCTCGAGTCTGCTCGCCCGCAATGCACAGCGGATAATATTCGCAGATGCGATTGTACGCACCACACGCGAACGGCGCAGCCTTGGGCCAGAAGCCCGTGGCCCGCATGCCCTGGATCTGTTGATAGACGTGTCGGACTTCACGCTCCCAGTCCTCGAACTCCTCTGGCGTACGATGCGTGAAGATCCGTGAGAAACTGTTGTCGTCGATCTTGCTCGTGATCCTTAGCGTGTTGGCCATGGCGCTGTTGATGGGGTGGCCCGTGAGCTTGGCTGCGCCCTTCATGTAGCCCGTGAACTGGGGGTTGATCTTGAACCCGGAATCAAAGACCACCCCAAACCTCG